ATTGCAGGAAGTTGATAAGTTAGAACAAGAGATACGAAGTACATACGAATTAAATCCAGCAATAATGATAGGATAATGCCATGGCTGTCAATCACTTTTTTCAAGGCGGAAACGGCATTGGTAATAAGAACGAAAAATCACTTTACGAAGATTTAATCATAGAAGGCCTAAAAATCTACGGCCATGATGTTTACTACTTACCAAGAACATTAGTTAATCAAGACTTAATATTAGGTGAAGATAGTCTATCAAAATTTGATGACTCTTACTTAATAGAAATGTATGTTGAAACAACTGAAGGACTTGCAGGTGAACAAGAGTTAATTAATAAATTTGGTTTAGAAGTTAGAGAAGAAACCACATTTATGTTATCTAAGCGAAGATGGAATGACGCTGTAGATAGTTACCATACAATGATTAAAGAGGGTAGACCAAATGAAGGCGATATTATTTACTACCCATTATTAAATAAATTTTTTGAAATAAGTTTTGTAGAAGACCAAGAGCCATTCTTTCAATTAGGTAATTTACCTGTTTACAAGTTAAGAGCTAGAACATGGGAATATAGTTCAGAAAAATTAGATACAGGCGTTTCAGAAATTGATAGTGCTGAAGACCAATTTAGTTTAGATATGTTGGCACATCAATTTATGTTAGAAGATGGTTCAGGTGCTTTACAGTTAGAAAATGATAGTGTTAACGGAGATAAAAATTACTTTATTAATGAAGAATACAATTTGCAAACACAATCAACATATGCAGATAATTTAGATTTAGACGCAGCTGCTGGTTTCAATACTGCTGATACCTCAGATGATATATTAGACTTTACAGAAAGAAACCCATTTGGTGAGGTAGATAGTTAATGTTTGGACATTTTTATAACGAAGGTATGAGAAAGATGACCGTAGCTTTTGGTCAAGTATTTAATAACATACAAATCAAAAGAACGGGGTCAGATAGCACAATACAATCTATTAGAGTGCCTTTAGCTTATGCACCAAAAGAAAAATTTTTAGTAAGATTAGACCAACAAGCTAGTTTAGATGATAGACAATTCGCTATAACTTTACCAAGAATGGGTTTTGAAATATCAGGTATAGAATATGATAGCAGTAGAAAATTAACTAAAATACAAAAATTTAAATCTGTTAAAACAGGTTCAAATAATGTTATGAATTTTAATTATATGCCTGTGCCTTATAATATTTCTTATAATTTATATTGTTTCACAGCAACTGCTGAGGGCGGTCTACAAATAGTTGAACAAATTTTACCTTATTTTCAACCAGACTATACTGTAACAATTAATGTCATACCTGAAATGGGTATTAAAAGAGATGTGCCTATCATTCTTAATAATATTAATTATGAAGATAGTTATAGTGGAGATTTTGAAAGTAGAAGAGCAGTAATATATACATTAAATTTTACTGCTAAAACATATCTATATGGACCTGCTTCTACTCAAAAAGTAATTAGAGAAACACAGGCAGATATGCACACGGATTTGCCAGAAGCGACAAGGGAAGAAAGAATTATTGTGGTGCCTAACCCTACATCAGCTGACGCAGATGACGACTTTGGTTTTACAACCACTATATCATTTTTCGCAGATGGTAAAAATTATGATAAAACAAGAGATGAAGATGTATAAATATAACCAGAAATAGAGAGAATCGACTATGGCAATTAGTAAAATTAAAAAGAATTCATTGACAACCGGTATCATTGATGAAGAATTGTTGACGGCAGATGTCATTACAGAGCAAACAGAATTAGCTGAAATAGCCAATGACGCTGATTTTATATTAGTATATGATACTTCAGCAGGCTCATTAAAAAAAGTTTTAAAATCAAATTTCACACTTCAGGTACCAACGATAACAAGTATTTCACCTAGTACAGTAGCTTCAGATGGTTCTACATTACACAATATAACTATCACCGGTTCAGGTTTTTCTACATCACCAACTGTAACATTTGTTGATACAAATGGTGCAACTTACACATCAGGAACGGTAACACGAAATAGTGCAACTGAACTTGTGGCTGCTACTACAGCTACAATGGCGGCAACTAATGACCCACATGATGTTAAAGTAACAAATTCAAATGGATTAGCTGCAACACTAGAAGACTCTTTAGATATGGGTTCAACACCAACATTTGTAACAGCGGCCGGTTCTTTAGCAACAGTATTTGATGGCGCTAGAGGTAGTGCCGTTACTGCTACAATTACGGACCCCGATAGTTCAGGCACAATAGAAGTTTCTGTTAGCGCAGGTTCATTACCGGCAGGTGCTTCTCTATCACAATCTCAATCACCAGGATTAACAATTGTTTCTATTTCAGGCTTTAATGCCGTAGGTTCTGAAACAACATCTACATTTACCTTATCAGCAACTGATGGTATTAATACAAATACAAGACAATATACAATAACTGTTAACCCTCCAGCATATCAAACATTTACATCTTCAGGAACATTTACAGTTCCTACAGGTTTGACATCTGTAACTGTTTTAGTTGTAGGTGGTGGCGGTTCAGGTGGTGCATATAGAGGTGGAGGCGGTGGTGCCGGTGGTTTAATTTATAGACCAGGTTTTACTATAGCTCCAGGTACACCTATTTCTGTAACTGTAGGTGACGGTGGTGCAACAGCTCCTAGACCAAGTGGTAACACAAATCCAGGACAAGATTCAGTATTTTCAACACTAACTGCTAAAGGTGGTGGTGGCGGAGTACACGCAAGCGGTCCAGGCTCTCAAGGTTCTGGCGGTTCAAGTGGCGGGTCTCCATCCCTTCCAGGTTCCATGCAACAACAAACAATTGCTGCTACACAACCAAGTCAACCAGGTGAATCAGGTAATTACGGATTTGGAAATCCAGGAGGTGCTGGCGCTGGCGGTGCTCCAAAATATGGTGCAGGTGGTGGCGGTGGTGCAGGTGCAGCCGGCGCTGGAGGCACAACAAGCGTTGGAGGAAATGGAGGTGTAGGTAAAGCATACACAATCAGCGATGGTACAACTTCAGTTTTCTATGCAGGTGGCGGTAGCGGTGGTGCTATTTTCTGTGCTCCTGCTTCTTCAGGTGGCCAAGGCGGTGGCGGTAGCAGTCCAACATCACCAAGAGATGGTACAGCTGGAACGGCAAATCGTGGTGGCGGCGGAGGTGGCGCTAATAATGCAAATGATGGTACTACTGAATCAGCCGGTGCAGGTGGAAAAGGTATTGTAATTGTACAATACTAAATAATAAGATTAAAATATTATATTATGAAACATGAAATACAAAAATCACATTGTAAAAGAACATAATTTTCCTTTTGAAAGTTTTATCGGTGGATGGTATTTACCTGATTTACTATCAGATAATCTAAAAGACATTTTCAATTTAAATCGTAATCTAGCTAAACCTGGAAAAATAAATCCAGATACAAAAGGTATAGGCACAACTGTTGATAAGTCTATAAAGGATAGTTTAGATATGGGTATAAGTCCAGATTTAGAAGAGCCTCCTTTTAATTTTTACAGAGATTTTTTAGATAAATTTGTTAAATTATATGAAAAAAAATATCCAGAAGTTAATAAGTTAGCAAGATTTAATATAGTAAATAATTATACATTTAGATGTTATCCTATTGGTGGTGGTTACAAAGATTGGCATTATGAAAGGTCTGAAAATCATAGTATTAAAAGGCAATTTGCTTTTATGACCTATTTAAATGATGTAGAAGATGGCGGCACAGAATTTAAATATCAAAAATTAGTTGTTTCTGCTAAAAAAGGATTGACAATTATATGGCCTTCAGATTGGACACATACACATAAAGGTCAAATAAGTAATACTAAAGAGAAATATGTAATAACAGGATGGTTAGAAATAGTATGATGTGGCACAATAATATATTTGTTTTTGATGATATTATTACATTAGAAAAACAAGAAAAATTAAAATCAGAAATGTTAAGTAATGATTTTTCTTGGTATTATAAAGATGATGTTACCAACGCAGATTTAAATAACTATCATAGAAGACCTGGATTTGGCCATGTATTTTACGCTGATGAAAAACAAACAAGTAGTTATCATAAAAATATTATTCCTATAATTATGAATTCGTGTAGTAAAATAGAATTGCATGGTGAAAGAAGAATATTACAAGGCCGTGCTTTTTTACAATTACCTTTAAATATTCCTGATAGAGATAAACTAGATGTGCCTCATATTGATTTATCTGAATTTAAACATTTAGTTATTTTATATTATGTAACAGACGCAGATGGAGAAACTGTAATATATGATAATCAATATGATGAAAAAGGTGATGTGCCTAGATTTGATATATTAAAAGAAAAACAGAGAGTAATGCCTAAACAAGGTCGTGTTGTTTTGTTTGATGGTTTTTATTGGCATACAGCTGCACAACCTAGTAAGGGTGTAAGGTGCATTATCAATTATAATGTAATATGATGAATAAAGTAAAAACAATAACAATAGTTGGTGGTGGAACAGCAGGTTTTATTACAGCTTTAATATTAAAACAAAAATTTCAAAACAATATTGATATTACAGTTGTTAAATCGGACAAAATAGGTACAATTGGTGTTGGCGAAGGCACAACTGAACATTGGGGTATGTTTTCTGATTACATTGGATTAGATAGAAAACAAATTATAAAAGAGTGTAATGCTACTTTAAAATGTGGTTTGTTATTTACAGATTGGGGTGGTAAAGACTATATGCACGGCGCATATGATTTTAGTACACCTACATTAGCCGGTGAAAAATCAATGTACTTAAAATTGATAGCAGAGAATAAACAATTAATTGCTGAGGACCATTTTTATACAGGTCAATGTCCAGATACTATGTTTGATGATTATTTATTAAATCAATATCATTTTAATGCTATTAGTTTAAATGAGTTTATGATAAAAATATCAAAAGAAAGAAACATAAAAGTAATTGATGATATTATTACAGATGTTAGATTAAATTACAATGGTGAAATATATGAATTAAAAAGTGAAAAGTCAACTTATAAATCTGATTTTTATATAGATTGCACAGGATTTAAAAAACTATTAATAGGTAAAATGGGTGCAGAATGGGTATCTCATAAAAAATATTTAACATTAAATTCAGCTGTAGTTTTTCCAACTGGTGATACAGACAACTATAATTTATTTACATTATCTCAAGCCATGAAATATGGTTATCGTTTTAGAATACCAACATGGGGCAGGCACGGTAATGGTTACATTTATAATAACAATTACACAAATGTTGATAATGTAAAAAAAGAATTAGAAGAGGTATTTAAAACTGATTTAGATATAAAGAAAGAAATAAATTATGAACCTGGTTATTTAAAAGATGTGTGGATTAAAAATTGTTTATCAGTAGGTTTAAGTGCAAACTTTATAGAACCTTTAGAAGCCTCATCAATAGGTATGACAATTCAACAATCATTTTTGATTGCAAATAGATTGCATAATTACAATGAAACAAATATAGAATCTTATAATAGAGAAGTTGAAAACATGATGATTAATGTAAGAGATTTTGTTTTTATCCATTATATTTGTAAACGAAATGATACAGATTTTTGGAAAGATGTAAAAAAAATAGAAGCGCCAGATACATTAAAAGAAAAGTTAGAGATGTGGCAAACAAGATTGCCTTTAGATGAAGATTTTAATATGAGTATGGGATTATTTTGGTCTATAAATTGGATTAATATTTTATATGGATTAGATTTAATTAATAAAGATAATATAAAATACCAATATAATATGTTATCTGATAATTACAAAAAACAATTAGATGATATGTATAGTAAAATTATTGATAGAAATAAAAATTATAATTTAATAACTCATAAACAACTAATTAGTAAAATTAGAGGTGATAAATAGTTAAATGGCACTAGAAGATAAAGTAAATGAAATTTTAGGTATAGAACAACCAAAGGCTTCTAAAGAGGAGTTTAAGGCACCTGTTCCTAGAAAAGAAGAAAAAAATAAAACTGATATTGATAATGACCATAAAAATAGCAGAGAATATTATTATAATCTAATAGAAAAAGGTCAAGAGGCTATTGAGGGTATATTAAATGTTGCCAAAGAAGGTGAACACCCTAGAGCATATGAAGTTGCATTAGCAGGTATAAAAAATGTAGCTGATACAGTTGATAAATTACAAGACTTAAATAAAAAATTAAAAGATTTAAAAGAATTACCCAAAACAGCAAATGCAAATATTAAAAACGCATTATTTGTCGGCTCAACTGCTGAATTACAAAGGATGTTAAAAAAAGATGAAGTTATTGAAGGCAAAGCAGACACACCCAAACAAGACGATATTTCCGATAAGTAGTTTAAGTTATATCAAAAACGGTATAATGTTACAAGATATACTCCC